AAGAAGTTCCGTGAATCACAGGACCCATATGATGCAATTGCTTCTACTCAGGCAGAAAAAGGTTGGATTACCTACAACAAAGGTATGGATATCCTTGAAGCAGAGCGTATTGGAAGAGGTCTACCTAGTTTAAATGTGAAGGCAGCGGAAGATTTGGCTGACCGTAAGCGTCAGTTTATTCAAGAACTTAGCGAAGAGAATCCAGAATGGGCAGAGGTTCGCGGAAAGATTGATACTCAAAAGGTATACAACTTCCTGAAGTTTGCTAATGGTATAATCTCTGACCCTAGAGTTTCTGGAAGAGCAGACTTGCAGGGTATGTCTGACTATCTTGAGGGACGTGAGTATGTCCGTAGTATACTTGCAGGTAGAAATAGTAAATCTATAAATGCTGTAGAAAATCAAGACATCAAAGAAATGTGGGACACATTTACTGGTGGATTACTAGATGAATATATATCATTCAGTAGAGTATACAATCGTATCCTTGAAAATGATGATTTAACGAAAGGCCTGTAGAGTGAGCGAAGCATTAGATAATCTAAGGGGCGGTGGTACAGCCTCTACTGCTGGAAAAGTCTTTGTTGGTGCTGGCAAGAAGAAAACAATTACGCTTAAAAGAAGCGGAATGAAACTAGAGATTGAATCAGAGACTGCTAAGGCTAGTGATTTAAAATCAAGTTATTATACTGACCCAACTGTTGAGGCTAATTGGATTAGAACTCTTGGCAAGTATGGCTATGGTAATGTAGACCCACTTAAGGCTGCAGCAATTTATGAACTCGCCGTAGATGGTGCTGGAGACTGGTATACAAAATCTAAAGGTTCTCGCAAGATAACACCTGAACAATATCTACAATGGTATTCGAAGAACCAAGGTGTAGGCGACGAAAATAAGCCTAAGGTATCTGTACAGAAGTATCTATTCCAACCAGAAGAGATTCAATCTTTGATTGACGATACACTTAAAAGCGTTCTTGGCCGTAAGGCTACAGATAGCGAGAACAAAGAATTCTATACTGCTATTCAGGGAATGATTGATGCTGGAACAATTACAACCACCAAGAAAGTTGGCGGTAAAACTGTTACAGAAACCAAACCTGGATATACTAAAGAAAAAGCCCAAGCCTTAATTAAGAAGAGTGTAGAAGAAAAGGCCCCACAAGATTTAGCGGAGAAGCAGAGTCTTGACTTTGCAGACTTCCTATCAGGACTAGGAGGTTAATGTGGCAGACACAGCATTTGGTATTACCGCTGATTTAATCAAGCAGTTTCCAGAACTTAAAAAGGTATTTGACCTATGGAAGGCTGGCAATACAACTGACGCAGAATTAGAATACTATAAGACTACTTATTACAAGAATCTTACTTCTAATGCGCAGACACGCCAAAAGAAAAAAGCATCTCAGCCAGGTGTATATGCTCAAGAACTTGAGGCATATAAACTTGAACAGAAGAAACGTCTTACCGCTAGAGGTATAACTGTTTCTGATGCTACTCTAGAAGATGCATATCTTAAAGGACTTAGCGATACACAGGTAGACCTTAATGCTTTGATTGCTGCTAAGGGTAAGCCAATTGGTGGTTCGACACTAGGTAGCGTTCAGAGTCTTAAAGAATATGCTGATGCTTTTGGTATGTCATACTCCCAAAAAAGTTTAGATGCATGGTCTCAGGGTATATTCTCTGGCACAACAACTGCTGATGATATTCAAGCACAGATTCGTAGAGATGCATCTAGTGCATTTCCAGTCTATGCTGACCAGATAAATAAAGGAACTAGTGTTGAGGCATTAACCTCAGCCTATAAATCTTCTATGGCTAACATATTAGAGATTGATGCAGACAGTATTACATTTAACGACCCTACTCTTCGTCGGGCTTTACAGTATATCGGACCTGATGGCAAGCCAGCAGTTAAACCAATATGGCAATTTGAAACTGAACTTCGTCAAGACCCTCGTTGGGAAAAGACAGACGGTGCTAGAAAAACCGTAGACTCACTATCATTAAAGGTCCTTCGTGACCTTGGATTGGCGTAAACATGGCTGCTCCTAAAGTCCCTATTGCTAGCACAACTAAAGTACAATCAGGTCAAACAATATCTGGTATTGCCGCAAAAGCAGGAGTAAGCGTTGCTGCTATTGCAGCCGCTAACCCACAAATTACCAACCTAAATAAAATTAATGTTGGCCAAATAGTTAAGATTCCAGTTGTTAATACTGCTACCAAAACCGCAACTAGCACTTATGCTGGTGGAGTAACTGGTGGAACAAATCCCTTTTCTCCTACATCAGGAGTAAGCGCAGCAAAACTTGAAACAATTTCCAAGGCTGCTGGAGTTACCCCAGTATCTGGTTCAACTGGTGCTACAGGTTCTACTGGCAATACCGCAGCAGACAAAGCCGCAGCAGACAAAGCCGCAGCAGACAAAGCCGCAGCAGACAAAGCCGCAGCAGATGCACTAGCAGCAGCAGAAAAAGCGGCAGCAGAGGCTAAGGCTAAAGCAGATGCAGAAGCAGCAGCACGTGCAGCAGAACTTGAAAGAATTAAAGCAGAACTTCTTGCAGCAGCAGATGCTGATAGACAAGCACTTCTTGCTCAACTTGCAGCAGCACAAGCAGCGGCAGATGCCGCAGCCGCAGCAGCAGCAAATGCAAATGCAGCAGCATTAGCGGCAGCAAATACAGCAGCGCAACAGAAGGCAGCAGAAGATGCAGCAAAGGCTGCAGCAGAAGCAGAACGTGTAGCAGCGCAACGTGAGTCTGTAGGAAAAATTGTAGCGGATAGATTTGCTAAGTATGGTCTTGCTACTCTTGGAGCCAAGGTTCTCGACCTTGCTCGTCAAGGATATTCAGAAGACACAATTACATTAGAACTTCAGAATACCCCAGAGTATCAGCAACGATTTGCAGCAAATGCTGCACGTATTAAAAAGAACTTAAGTGTTCTTACTCCTGCGGAATATCTTGCTAACGAAGATGCTTATCGCCAAACACTCCGTGCATATGGTCTAACTCAATTTGACAATGATGCATATGTAAGGCAGTTTATCGAGAACGATGTATCTCCATCAGAGTTATCAACTCGTGTATCTATGGCAGTTCAGAGAGTTCAGAATGCTGACCCTGCAATTGCTAGAACACTTAAAGATTATTATGGAATTGGCTCAGCCGACATGGTTGCCTATGTTCTTGACCCTAATCAGCAATTACCTAAGATTCAACGTCAGATTGCAGCAGCCGAAATTGGCGTAGCCGCAAGAGTACAAGGACTTGAGACTGGTGTTTCTGTAGCAGAACAACTAGCAGCACAAGGAATCACACAAGCCGAAGCACAAAAGGGATATGCAACAATTGCAGATATCCTACCTACCGCACAGAAGTTAAGCGAAATCTACGGAACAACACTTCCTGGATATAACCAAGCAGAGGCAGAACAAGAAGTATTTAATACTCTAGCCTCAGCGCAACGTAAACGTAAAGCACTTACTGAGAGAGAAATTGCATCATTCTCTGGTAAGTCTGGAACTACAAAAGCGTCGCTACTTAGCACAACAGGCGGACAATACTAGAATCCTGACATTGACCTATCGGCCCAATGCAGCGTATAAGACCGACAGTAGGAGCCAGCCAGTTTCCCCGAACTGAACTGTGGCCTGCGACTAACAACGAATAGAAGGGTGGTAGTTGCTATGAGCAACAATTACTGGGAAGACGAAGACGAAGACCTAGATACTGACCAAGGTTTCTCTGGTGATGGAAGTGACTTGATTAAAAAGTTACGGAAAGCAAAGAGAGCCGACGAGAAGCGTATTAAGGAACTCACTGAGCAACTTGAAGGATTATCCAAAGTGCAGCGTGAGCGAACCGTCAAAGAAGTCCTGGAAAAGAAAGGCGTAAACGCTAAGGCTGCACGCTTAATTCTTAAGGATATCGATGATGTTAACGAGGAGACAGTTTCTAACTGGCTCGATGATAATGCAGATTTATTCGGAATTAAAGTACAGCAAGATGAAGCCAACATGCCAGAACAAGACCGTGCTGCCCTAAGGCAACAGGATGTTCTAACACAAGGTGCGTTTACTCCAGACAGAATGGAAGAACTTAACTCAAGAATTGACAATGCAGATTCTATGGATGCATTGTTAGATGTTCTTCGTTCACAACAATCATCATAGTTTCTAGTCACTGGAGGTGACGAATGGCATATGTATCAACAGCCTCTGACAATCTCGGAGGAACCGCTGGTGGTGCTGGTCTAGTACAGAAGGCGTATGACCGTCTTCTAGAATTCGCTCTCCGCTCTGAACCACTAATTCGTTCAGTCGCAGATAAGCGCCCAGCCCGTCAAGCAATCCCTGGCTCAACCGTTGTTCTACAACGTTATGTTGACCTTTCAGCAGCAACAACTGCTCTAACAGAAACAACTGACCCAGATGCAGTAGCAATGTCAACACCAACATCAGTAACCATTACTCTTGCAGAGTACGGTAACTCAGTGTTGGTAACACGTGCATTAGAGTTATTCTCTCTTGCAGATGTTGACCCTGCAATCGCAAACATTATCGCTTACAACCTAGCAGATTCTATTGACTCCGTAGCAATGACAACATTGCGTGGCGGTTCAAATGTAATCTACTCAGGTTCAACAGCAACATCAACTGCAACCATCACAGCAGCCGCTACACTTTCTTCAGCAAACATCCGTAAGGCTGTTGCTAAGTTGCGTGCTAACAAGGCTAATGGACGCAAGGGTTCACTATACTGGGCTGGATTACACCCAGAGGTATCCCACGACCTACGTGCTGAGACAGGTTCAGCAGGATGGTTGCTTCCTAACCAATACGGTTCTTCACAAGACCGCATCTGGGCAGGAGAAATCGGAACATACGAAGGTGCATACTTCGTAGAGTCTCCACGCCTTTACTCTGCAACTGACGGTTCTTCATCTGCAAAGGTGTACCGCACAATCATTGCAGGACAGCAAGCACTTGCTGAGGCAGTGGCAGAAGAGCCACATGTAGTTATCGGACCAGTAGTTGACCGCTTGATGCGTCACCGCCCAATGGGTTGGTACGGCGTACTAGGCTTTGCTCGCTACCGCG